TGGCACACACACTGTCGGTGTCTGAATGCTTTGTCCGGCTCACCGAAATATGCCGTAAAAAAGGCATGTATCTAACAGAAGTACAGAACGAGCCGTATTGCTGGCGTCCCTACAACAGCGCCGGAAAGATTATATCTTTAAAACCAGATCTGTTTGCCATTACCCAGTGCGATCAATATGAGGATCGCTGGTTCTTTGAGATTGATCTTGCCACCGAGTCGCCAATAAAGGTCATCGAGAAATGTCATCGCTATCATCTGTATTTTCGAAGCGGATTGGATCAGAAGCAGTACGGAGTGTTCCCGTTAGTGGTCTGGGTTGTACCAGACCACGCACGTAAAAGCAGCATAGAGTTGCATATCAAGGCGGCGTTTTCAAGGCTGCCAAACATCTTTGTCGTTATTACGCCCGACGAGCTGGAGACTTTGGTCAGGCAGGGCGCGGGCAATTCAGAAGGAGGCCACTCGTGATACGTTTTTTTGATATGTTTTCCGGCATTGGCGGATTCCGTGCCGGATTGGAAAGAGCCGGTGGTTTTGAATGCGTCGGCCATTGCGAGATAGACAAACACGCAGACACCGCTTACCGGTCACTGCATAACGTAAAAGAAAGTGAGGTTTATTATACAGATGCCAAAACAATCGACACAGACACATTACCAGAATTTGATCTACTCTGCGCAGGATTCCCTTGCCAATCATTTTCAATTGCTGGCAAGCGAAAAGGATTTTCAGACCCGAGAGGCACTATGTTCTTTGAAATTGCCCGAGTGGCTTGTGCGAGACGGCCTGCATATCTTCTTCTTGAAAACGTCCCAGGACTGCTATCGCATGACCAAGGCTGGACGTATGCAGCCATCCTCCATACGCTTTGCGACCTGGGGTATAGCTGTGAATGGCAGGTGCTTAACAGCAAAAATTTCGGAGTTCCTCAATCCAGACGCAGGGTGTATATTGTCGGATATCTTGATAGAAAATGTGCCGGAAAAATACTACCTGTCCGCGAAACAAACGCAAAAACTCTTATACAGCTCTTAGGCGGGCGTCAGGATTTATGGGTTTATGACCCTGATGGGTTATCAAAGACACTGCTTGCAAATTCCGGCGGCCTTGGTGGCAAAACTGGACTGTATGCCGTGGGATATAACCGCAGGGATAAAATCACAGGAAAAATTGACACCGCGTATGCCCTTAACGCCAGTAATTTTCGAGGGCTAAACCGTAACCAGACACAGAATGCTGTGTTTGAGGGTGTCTCTATGGAGCCTATCCGGATCGGAAATGTGAATCCCAGCGGTAAAGGCCAGAATGGCAACATATACAGCGCGGAAGGGCTTTGCCCTACTTTGACAACCAACAAGGGCGAAGGAATAAAAATATCGCTGGGATGTACTGACAAGACCAGCGCCGTCCATGCAGTTCTGACGCCTGACCGGGAAAAAGTCAGGCAAAACGGGCGACGCATTAAGAATGACGGTGAACCGATGTTCACGCTTACTTCACAGGACAAACACGGTGTTCTGCTCATTAAAGAAGCGACCAGGCGCGGATACAAGGAGGCTGCGTCCGGAGATTCAATCGACTTAAGCTTTGCCGATACGAATACCCGACGCGGGCGTGTCGGCAGCGGCATTGCTCACACATTGGATACCGGCAGTTCGCAGGGCGTGATGACTCTGTACGGTCGTATCCGAAGACTCGTACCGAGAGAATGCCTGCGCTTACAGGGGTTTTTAGATGAACAGATCAACCGGCTCCTGTCGGCAAGCTCCGACGCGCAAGCCTACAAGCAGGCCGGAAACGCCGTTACGGTTAACGTAGTATACGAACTCGGCCTGCGTCTGAAAACTGCGCATAGAGCCGCAACAGGGGCCACGTGCGCCAAAAAGGGGGCGACCTATGACGAATAAGCAAAAGCAAACTATCCAGGATATGCGCCGGAAAGGCCTGCCTTACAGCACAATTGCCGCTGCAATCGGAATTTCTGCAAACACAGTCAAATCTTTCTGCCGCCGCGAAAACATCGACATCCAAAGTGTTCCTAATGAAGAAAAAAAGAATCTATGTAAAAACTGCGGAGCACCATTAAATCATCATCCTGGGGCAAAAAAGAAAACTTTCTGCAGCGATAACTGCCGCTATACTTGGTGGAACAAAAACCGCATATGGACAGGAGTTAAAAGCACTTATCGCCTAACCTGCTTCCACTGCAGCATTGAGTTTGACAGTAATAATAAAAAACGCAAATACTGCGGACGTGAATGCTACATTCATAGTCACTACGGGGAGGGATTGCCATGAATAAGCAGCAATTTCAGCACGAGTTAGAATATGGCGCGGCAGTATCCATTGCCACATCAATGCTCCGTCGCCACCTGATAACCCCAAATGAGTTTTGTAAACTCAAAGCAGCGCTCATTAAAAAGCACCGCCCGGTTATCAGCTCGCTGCAGGAAACTGCTCCCGGCAATTCACCTCGCAACAAGTGATTTGCTCCAAAAAGACAGTCACAAAAAAGACTGCCTCATGGGTCAAACACCTTTAAAAATAGAAAGGAGGTTTAAAACAGTTTAAGTAAATTCGTTTTGATTCAGCAAAACACATAGGGCCGCGATGCGCACAAATTATCGAGCATCGCGGCAATCTCCTTTGGAGCCGATGCTGTGCGTGTTGCGCGCCACTTCGAAGGAGGCGTATCAAGTTGTTTTCAAGCAGATTTGGTATTGAGATTGAGTTTACCGGAATTACCAGAACCCGCGCAGCGGAGATTGCAGCCGAGTATCTTGTCGGCAGCATCAGCACGACAGGCGATTATTACGGCACACACCGTATTGCCACGCCTGACGGGCAAGTCTGGAAATTCATGAGCGACGGCAGTATTAACTGCCAGCGCAAAGAAAACCGGCAAATAGTAGCAGCCGGGAACGATTACAGCGTAGAGCTGGTCAGCCCTATCCTTACCTATCACGAGGACATCAAAGTGGTACAGGAACTGGTGCGGCAGCTTCGCAATGCGGGCGGTTTTGCCAACAAATCCTGCGGAATCCATATCCACCTCGACGGCTCGAATCACACGCCGAGGAGCATTCGCAACTTTGTGAACATCATCGCAAGTAAAAACGACCTGTTCTACAAGGCATTACAAATTGCACCGGAACGGATGCGATACTGCAAGAAGATGGACGCATATTTAGTCGAAAAGCTGAATCGGGTAAAACCCGGCAGCTTTTCACAGATCGAGTCCATCTGGTATGAAGGCTACAGCGAAAGCCGTTCCCAGCATTATCACAACAGCCGTTACCACTTTCTTAATCTCCACAGCTTTTTTACCGGCAATCATACTGTTGAGCTTCGTGGCTTCAATTCGGAGCTGCACGCCGGAAAAATCCGGTCCTATATCTTACTGGCTCTGGCACTCAACCATCAGGCACTGACACAAAAGAGCGCCAGCAGCCGAAAAGCCCAGACGGAAAACGAAAAATTCGCCATGCGCGTATACCTTAACCGGATCGGCTTCATTGGCAACGAGTTTAAAAACTGCCGTGAGCATCTGTATCAGCACCTTGACGGCAATGCGGCATGGCGATACCGGACGGGAACCCGTTCTGAGAACATGTAAAGGGAGGCAATAGAAATGAGAAAAACTAAAAGAAGGCTGTATATAGCCTATGGTTCCAACCTCAATTTAGAACAAATGACACAGCGTTGCCCCACAGCACAAGCTGTCGGGACATCAGTTATGAAAGATTGGCGATTGATCTTTAGAGGCGGAGACACAGGCGCTGTGGCAACCGTGGAACGTTTTTGCGGTAGCTCCGTGCCCATCTTGGTATGGCAGCTTCAGCCACAGGACGAAGCTGCGCTTGACCGTTATGAGGGCTGGCCACACTTGTACCGCAAGGAGACATTGAGGATCAGACTGAACGGGAAAACCGTTGAATCAATGATTTACATCATGAATGAGATCCGACCTTATGGACTGCCTAGCCCATACTACTTTAACACCATCCGTGAGGGCTATATAAGTTCTGGCTTCGATATCGGCATTCTGCACAAAGCTGCCCTCGATTCAATAACGGCAGCCGAGAAGAGTGAAAATATATAAGCACTCTGATTGAAACACAAATTATGGCACTCTGTGATGTCTTCGGTAAATAAACGTCAAATAAGACTTGCTTTCCTGAGGCTCTTGAGTGATAGATGTTGTGTAACAAAAAAAGAGAAAGGTGGGAAACAATATGGAACCAGTGGTAAAAGAGCAGATATTAGCTGTCCGGAATACCGGCGAGACTAACATGTTTGATGTGAACACGGTCATGCAAATCGCACTCAGAAAAGGCTTTCACGAGTTAGTCATATTTCTGACCGAACACAGGGCCGAATACGCCAGTTTTATCTTAACCGGCAAGACCGACTAAGACAGTCAATGTGAAAGGAGCGATTACAGTGGATGTAAAGTATAACGTAACAGGTTCAAAGCGCAAGGCACTTGTCGGAGCCATCAGCGAATTTTTGGGACAGGAGGTCGTCTACAACGGCGCGCCCACATTCGCTTATTCGGTGAGCAACTATCTCATCGATAAGAACGGAACATTATCCTACCCGGACACCAACGACTGTGAGGAGGTCATGAGGCTTCTTGCCACACTGGAAGAATGCGGATACATACCCGAAGATGCTGACAGAGAGGATTCGGACAATGCTGACAAGCTGATCGTACAAATGCCGAGAGCGGATTTTACTGAGGAAGCTATTGAAAACCTTAATAAAATCATTGCCAGCAAGGAAACCCTTATCAAAAAATCGCTTGGTGCAGACAGCCTGCCTGTTGACATCGCTGGCGAAATTGTAAGTTTTCCATGGTTTACCTTAAGCGGCATTGACGGCGAAGGCGACGCTTACACCCGCTTTATAGCCGCCCTCTGCCATATGGCTAAGACCCAAAAACGTATCACAGCCAAGGAAAAAGAATTGGAAAACGACAAATTTACCATGCGGCTGTTCTTAATCCGGTTAGGTTTCATCGGGCCGGAATACAAAACAGCTCGCGCTATACTGCTGAAAAATCTTACTGGTAATAGCAGCTTCAAAAATGGGCAGCGCCCAAATAAGACTGTTATTGCAGAAAACAGCGAAGCAAAAGTATCGGCAGAAAATCTATCTAACACACAAACCAAAAATAATGAATGAGGAGGTAGTTCGTTATGAAAAACATCAACAACTTCCCGAGTAAAGCAACCGTGGAGCGGATACGCGCAGCGTATCCCTCCGGTTGCCGTGTGGAGCTCATCTCAATGGATGACCCATACACTAAACTACAGCCCGGTGAACGGGGAACTGTTCGCTGCGTCGATTCCATTGGCACGGTTTTCGTAGATTGGGACTGCGGTTCCAGTCTCGGCATCGCCTACGGCGTCGACCACATCAGGAAACTGTAGATCGTAAAAAAGGGGGTTCTGAAGCAGAATCCCCTTGCTTTTTATGGCTGAGAGAGTGATAGATGGTATGACTAAAAAATATATGGTTCGGGTACGATCCGATAAACAAACTGCGAGGTGATTTACTATGCGAAAAATAACGAAAATCAAGCAGACGGCTCCGCTGTCGGTACAGCGCAAGCGTGTGGCAGCCTATGCCCGTGTATCTTCCGGCAAAGACGCCATGCTGCACTCCCTTTCCGCACAGATCAGCTACTACAACAGATATATCGGAAAACGCGGTGATTGGGAATTTTCCGGCATCTATGCCGATGAGGCTATCACCGGTACAAAAGAAACTCGCCCTGAATTTCAGCGACTGCTTACAGATTGCCGAAGCGGAAAAATCGATATGGTCATTACAAAGTCCATAACCCGTTTTGCCCGCAATACAGTGACACTTCTTCAAACTGTCCGGGAATTGAAGCTGCTGGGGATTGACGTCTATTTTGAAAAAGAAAACATCAGTTCGCTCAGCTCCGACGGCGAGTTTATGCTCACAATCCTGGCTTCCTATGCACAGGAAGAGAGCCGTTCAGCTAGTGAAAATCAAAAGTGGCGAATTCGCAAAATGTTCGAGCAAGGGCGGCCTAACACTGGCAATATGCTCGGCTACCGGCTCTTTGACGGCAAGTTATACGTAATCCCGGAGGAGGCTGAAATCGTGAAAACCATATTTTCCGACTACCTTTCCGGCATGGGAGTAAACGCCATCATGAAAAAGCTGAACGACGCCGGCGTATCGACCAGAAGCGGTGCAGTATGGGGTGAAAGCACGCTTCAAAAAATGCTACGCAATGAAAAATATTCGGGCGACATGCTGCTGCAAAAAACCTTCAGTCTGGATCATCTCAGTAAGAAAAAACAGCTAAACCGTGGCGAGCTACCAATGTATCAAGTAATAGATAGTCACGAAGCCATTATTGACAAGGAGGCTTTTGCTAAAGTGCAGTGTGAGATTGAGCGCCGAGCAGCAAAATACCGTCATATATCACAATTGAACAAAACATATTTGTTCACCGGCTTAATCAGTTGCGGCCTGTGTGGCAAACATTACCACAGGAAGCAGGCAAATGTCGGAAGTAAATATGTTAAGCCCGTTTGGATATGCGCCACATTTAATACCCGTGGCAAAAACTGCTGCCCATCGCTACAGATTCCCGAAAGCATTTTACTTAATAAAACAGCGAAGGTTCTCGGAACAACCGAGCTGGATGCGGAACTACTGAAAAAGAGCATTTCGAAAATACAGATACCAGGTCATAACCGAATTGAGTATATCTTTAAGGATGGCCGCAGTGTTGAGGTAGAGTGGGTAAACCCATCCCGACGCGAAAGCTGGGATGAAGCCAAGCGCCAAGCCGCACGGGAGCACTCTTTGGCTATTGCAGAAAGGAGACGCGAACAATAAATATGAAAGACTCAAGCAGAAAAATAAACAAAATTGAATCGCGCGTCGATCTACCTTTTATGCCATACAGCTCCGAATACCGCAAAAAACGCGTAGCCGCCTATGCCCGCGTGTCTACCGATTCGGACGAACAGGTTTCCAGCTATGAAGCCCAGGTGGATTTTTACACGCGTCATATTAACAGCAACCCCGAGTGGGAGTTTGTCACTGTCTACACTGATGAAGGCATCAGTGGCACAAACACCAAAAAGCGTGACGGCTTTAACCGTATGATCGCCGATGCACTGGATGGCAAGATCGACCTGATTCTGACTAAATCGATCAGCCGTTTTGCCCGTAATACCGTAGACAGCCTTGTTACTGTCCGCAAGTTGAAGAAAGAAGGCGTCGAGATTTACTTTGAAAAGGAGAACATTTATACGCTGGATGCCAAGGGTGAGGTGCTTATTACAATTATGAGCTCACTAGCCCAAGAGGAAAGCCGCTCCATCAGCGAAAATGTCACATGGGGTAAAAAGAAAAGTATGGAAGATGGTAAAATTTCACTCCCCTACAAACACTTCTTAGGCTACGAGAAAGGTGCGGATGACCTCCCGAAAATCGTGGAGGAAGAAGCTAAAATAGTTCGGCAAATCTACAGCCTTTTTCTGGAAGGCACAACCATCCGTAACATTACGCAGTCTCTTACCGCTCAGGGCATTCCAACCCCCGGTGGTAAAAAGGAGTGGAGCGTCAGTACTGTTAAAAGCATTCTGAGCAACGAAAAATACAAAGGCGACGCACTGTTACAGAAGACATATACGGCAGATTTTCTAAGCAAAACCATCAAAAAGAATGGGGGCGAGGTGCCGCAGTATTATATTGATAACTCCCATCCGGCCATCATTGACCCGGAAACCTTTGACCTGGTACAGAACGAGATCAAAAAAAGGCGGCCAAACAGGCGGCAGCTTAATAACAACAGCCCCTTTGCCGCCAAACTGATATGCGGTGAATGCGGCGGTTATTACGGCTCAAAGGTCTGGCACTCCAACAGTAAATATCGTAATCAGATCTGGCAGTGCAACCGAAAGTACGCCGACGGCAAGTTCTGTGAGACACCCTATATACGCGAAGACGAATTAAAACCGGCTTTTATTAAGGCGGTTAATCAAATCTTAGGTGATAAGGAGCGATATATTACCAGCTTCGAGGAACTACTGCCGCTTTTAGCCGACACCTCTGAATTGGAGACAGAGCTGGAAAAACTCCAGGTTGAGCACGATTCTATAAGAAATCGCATGCACTGCCATATAGAGGAGAATAAGCGCGAAATACAGGATCAAGAGGAGTATAATCGCCGTGACTTCGAGATGGCTGAGGAGCTCAAAAAATCAAAAACCCAGTTAAATCAGATGAAAGATAAAATACCGGAACAGAGCGCCCGGAAAGAAAAAATCCGCCGCTTTCTTGATGAATTGCGGCAGATGAACAATCTTATCACCGAATTTGATGAGAATCTTTGGAATGCTACTATCGAACTGGTAACAGTTCAAAAGGACAAAACCTTAACATTCACATTCAGAGACGGTACGGGGATATCGGTGAAAGCAGCCGATGCCAAATAGCGCATAATTTTATGCGAGTACATTTCTATCACGCCCGTGGAGCAAATCCACGGGCTTTTTTCTTCTCTTATAAGGAAATCATGGAATTAGAGATTAGGCAGCGAGCCAAACCGTCCAATAAAAAACAATAAGCACCTTTTGAAGTGCTTATTGTATGTTTGGCAGCTATAGCGATTTCGCTCCACCACAAAGCGAAAATCCAACACACCTACCAGACTTATTATAGCTTTATCGTTATGTAAGTGAAATATCTTTTATTAGTTCTAATAGTCCAACTACCAGAATGGTTCTAAATCTGAATAATAAAAAGAGAGCGGGCTGGCCGACTCTATGCAGTGTCGGTGTCGACGTCCCGCGTTTCTAGTGCTAGTCTGCGCTAGCTATCCTTTACAGTCGATATGTTTTGATGTCTAATTTTTAGGGTATTATTCATAATGAGCTCCTTGATCGCTGTTAATAAGCGTTTCCGTGTCTAAAGATATGCCGTGATCACGCAACAGGTTATTTATAGTTTCCAGCACGAAATCCTCTTCAAGATTGTTACTAAGCGCAAAGGCTAAAATCTGTCTGGTATAGGCGTCAATAACAGTAGATATGTAGCTTTTCAGGCCACTCCCAAAAAAACAAATAAGATATGTCTGTAAGAAGCTTTGATCCATTACTTCTCGGATAATTGCAAACTTCTCGGTTGTTGATGCTCCAGCTCCCAGTTTCTTCGAGCTTTGCAATCGGCGAGCAATATTTTTTTTAGATACTCTATTTCCTGCCGAGCGTAAATAAGTTCATGCTCCATTAGAGAAAATTTGTCTTCAACGGTCTTAGCCTTGGAAAACTCGCTTTTATTAACGACCTGATCAATTTTTCCATCCGCTGCTTCCCATTCTTTAAGGGCATGCCACATTAGGCTATGCATACGCGTCGCAC